TAGAAGATAGCTCCATTTTCCATAATACAATGAAAAAGGATACTACGCCCTGTAATAGCCGATAGACCAAAGATAATGCAGTCTTCAACTTCTCCATGATGTTTCTTAAGGTCATAGAGATACTCCTTTCTTATCTGTGCGTACTCTGGTGGTATGTTCGCGTTTAAATATGCCATAATAAATCCTCACTTTGAATTGCCCCAATTGTTTCCTTTTTTATACGTTACTTTGTTATTAATTTCTAGTGGAATAGCATTTTCCATAATGCTTTTCACCAGTTGGGCCTCTTCATTATTTTTTATAGAAATACACAATTCATCGTGTATTTGTATCTGTGGTAATATGCCTTTTTTATATAGATCAACCATTGCTTTTTTTGTCATGTCAGCAGCGGATCCTTGTATTAATCTGTTTAATGCTTTGTATGTAAACGCAGGTTGATACTGTGTTGGAAATACTTGTTCTATTATCTTTTCATCACTCAACCGATCTTTTTCATCCCACCTTTCTTTATATTCTTTAATACATAATTCCATAGCCTCAGTTTTTGTTAAAAGTTCTGTATCAAACCTTTTTGTTTTATTATTCCATTTTCTATTTGCACTTTCGTACTTTGGAAATCTACAGAATCTGTCATACAAAGTGTACAGTTTTTCATTGTTATTTGAAAATTTCATAACTGTATCTGATAATTGTTTTACAAAGGGAACTTTATCGTGATATTTATCAAATAAATCCTTTGCCTTATCCTGTTCTAAATTTAATTCCATTCTAAGTTTTGTTTTACCCATACCATAAAAAAGACCTAAGTTTATTGTTTTGGCTTGGTGCCTACCTATCTTTGCCATGTCCGCAACTATTTGATGAAAGTCAGCGTCTTTTTGTTTTTCATACATTTCTTTTAAAGTTTTAATCGAATCTCTTGTATTTTTATTTGTTGAATCTAAGTTATTTAATACTTTAATTGCATAATGAACTACAATTCTAGGTTCTTGTTGTGAGTAGTCAAAACTACCCCAAGTACAATTTTCTTCTGGTAAAAATAACTTTCTCATTTTTTCACCAATCCAACCTCTTGCTGGTATTTGTTGTAGATTCGGATTAGACATACTAAATCTACCTGTCACTGTGCCTCCATCATCAGATCTAATTTGATTTATATCAGCGTGTATTCTGCCATTATGCACAAAACCAAGAAGACCTTCTATGAAAGCGTTATTTGCTTTATCACATTCTCGTGCTCTAGCTATTGCTCGGAGACAAGGGTTTTCATGTGTTGTTAAATAATTTTTAGGAAGTTTAGGCATACCTGACTTTGGTGTCTTTTCATAATCAACTATCTCTTGTTGGTCTAATAATTTTTTTATAGATGCAGCAGCCCAAATTTGTACGTCCACACCACTCTTTCTTTTTATAAATCTAACATAACTATCTCTTCTTCTTTCTAAGTTCTTACCAAATTTCTTTGCACCTTCTACATCAAATCTCACACCTTTAAATTTCATATCAACCAAACATGGAAATAAATCTGTTTCTAAATCAAATATCTTTCTGCATGTCTTTTTAATTTTACCTGATTTGTCTTCAAACTCTACCGCATCAAGTTTAGATTCAAATACTCTCCACAATTTTAAAGTTAATTCTACGTCTTGTTCTGCATAATCTTTTACAACAGAGTATGGAAGTTTATGCATACTAGACATTGGATCTTTTATGCCAAACTCTTTTGCTTTATTTTGTAAATCATATTTATATTTAGAGTCTTTTAGATAATCTTTACTGACAGAATCTAAAGAGTATTTCATTCTTGTTTCATCTAACACTGACGCTGCTATCATAGTATCTAAAAGTTTACCCTTTAACATTTCGCCTGTAATAGATCTTATCCAACATACATCGTACATTGCATTGTGAAATACTTTCCGTATGTCAGGGTTTTGAAAAATCTTTTCGTTTAGAACAGCCCATGTTTCGTCGGCTTCTAAATTATCTGTCATCGCGTGGTTTATTGGAAAATAAAATTTTTGATTATCTGTTGCAACAGCTATGCCACAAACAAAACCATCGTTTCTTATGGCCCCTGATCCGTGTTTCTTTAGCCCTGGATCGTAAGTCTCTAAGTCAACAGCTACTGTATCAACCCCGTTTAAATCTAGTTCAGACAATCTAGGCACAGTGCACATTATTCATAATCCCTCTCTATTATCATTTCTATATAATGTATGGCTTTCTCCAGATCCTCTTTTCCATTTTTATAAGGATGCCTACATATATATTTTATAGCATTCCCTTCAGCAAAAAGCAACTTGTTGTCATTGATGAACTTACTTGGTTGCACTTTAAAATTACTGTAGTGAGATCCTGCAATTTGTTTTTGATATACATTTTTTTTAGACGCCATCTCTAGTCCCCATTCTTAATGCTCTTGGTTCTGGAGCTAACGTCCAATAATCGTATATGCCTCTACTGTATCCGGTATACAGCAATCTTAACTGAGAATAAAAATCTTCTTTCTTGCGCCTTGTTTCATCCACAATGACGTTATCATAAGTTAACCCTTTCACTTGGTGAAAATTACCAACCTCTACAAATGCTTTGCCATCAAATTTAGGTCTACTGTACAAAACTTTACGTATGTATGATACTCTCTCATCATTTAACTCTGATCCCGTTAGGGCCAGTTGTAATTGATTACATTGCAATACATCTTCTTTTAAAAATTTTGTCTGTATTAATTCTTGAACAGTATATGGTTTATTAATTAATCCATCAAAAACCTTCTTTACATTACCTTTACCATGAACAATTACTTTTTTTCCAAGATGGGGCCATAGTTTTTTTATTTTACCTAAGCTCCATGGTTCTCCCTTTATAAAATTAGGCCAATCTTTATGAGCTTTAACCATGCTAATATTAACGTGTGGTTCTCCGTTAACCCATTTAAAATATATACCTCTTGAAACTAAAAATTTTTTAATCTTTTGGCCTTGGGACACACCTCGATAAGTAAATAGACAAACTTGTTTGTTTTCAAATATCTTTTTCATTAGTGCTTCCATACCAGTAGAGGAGTTTTCAAGATTAGGTAAGTAGTAGCCTTTACCAATCACACCTTCTTTTGGTTTCCAAACTCTACTGTAACCCCATTTTTTCCACACTGGTGCTATAATTTGTTTACATTTTTTATTGATGGCCAATCCACATCTATAACCATTTTCTAATTGTTCTGCGTCTTTTGATAACTCGTGAAAAAAATCTGCATCCGACCCTGCAAATTCAAAAATAGTTTGGTCCGCATCACCAACAAAACAATAATTAGGGTCTTCAACATTTGTGGCAATCTTTTCTAAAACTTTTAATTGATATTTATTACTGTCTTGAGCCTCGTCTACAATTAACGCAGAGATGTTTGGTGCGGTCCCTGATTGCAAAAATATTTGAAGCTGTCGATTAAAATCGTTCTTATTACTAGCTTTTAGCACGTTGAAATAAATGTCTTTCATTTCTTCAAACTGTGATAGACTATATGGTTTAAAATTTTCAGCTGGATCATCAGATTGTTTCCAATGTTCTTTAAAAGATCTTTCGTTTCCAAAGGCTTGATCCATAAATTCTAAAAAAGGATGTCCCCTTTTTTTAACATTTGTTGGTTTTTTTAATTTAAAAAGATAACTTTGTTTCTCACACAACTCCCACTCTTCTTCACCAAAAATTTCTTTGTTCTCCCTCATGTAATCATTACACCAAGAATGTATGGTTGTTACTGTATTCTCTTCATACATTTCATCGTAAGATACATTTGAAAGCTCTGGTATTTTTAAATCAAAAATATTTTTTAACATCTGTTCAGCAGCTGTGTTGGTATGTGATAATAAAATTATTTTTTTCCAATCGTGTTTTTTTAACAAATCTTTATATCTATTCATTATTTCATTACTTGTTTTTGCTGTTCCTGGTGGTCCAGATATAAATTTAGGTTTCCTCATCTACTATTTCTCCCTCTAACATTAGTGTGCCTGTTGGTATTTCATACTGTTTTGAAAAGTTTTTTATTCTCCAAAAAACTTTTGATTTGTTGTTGTGCCCAGGTTTTTTACCTTTTACTTTTTTTGCTTTTAATCTTTTTTTTAAATGTTCTACAAGTCTTCCTCTCTTGTTATATTTTATGTTCTGACCGTTTAAATAACTTTCAAAGTCATCAATACTAAAGTCTAGAATATCTTCTTCTTGTTCTATGACAGGTTCATTTCTAATTAAAGCTAATCTATCGTTAGACACTTTTTTGTATTTAAGATACTCAATAAATGTTTTTCTAAACTTACTACTTTCTCCTGCATCTTCATCATAGTCCTCAGATCTTTCCCTATTATCAAACTTTTCTTTCATCATCCTATCAAACTTTACTCTAGGTATGGCAGGTATCCAAACACCTGCTTGCTCAATACATTGATCGTAAAATGAT